GACCTCTTCGGCGACCGAGGTCAATAACGTTTTCACCGTTACGCTTTTCAGGACACGGTCCTTGAGGTCTTTGCGGAATTTGTAGAGTTCATCTTCGCAATGAATACGCACGGAGTCGTTATCAGTAGCGATTTCGGAGACATACCCGGAAAATTCATCGCGCAATATCCGATCATATCCCAGGCGGATCCGAACAGCATCTCCTTCGGCGATTTTCTGTTCGACCTTCAATGCCCGGTTGAAAAGCGTCCCCGGCAGCGTAATATCGGCCGTATCAGCCAGGTTTTCGACGCTGCATTTGATCGCAACCTTTTCGAGCGCCGCCAGCCGATACTTCCCGATCGTTATGTCAAAGTTCATCGAATACATTTCGAACGCCGTTAAACCGGAATAAAAAGCGAAACCGGATTGTCGCTGTATGCTTTGATCTCGTAGTTCTGGTTTTGCAGGCCTTTTGTGTGCGGAAAGCTGACACTCTCTATGGCCAGACGCGTAATACCGAACAGCAGCAGAATATCATGCTCCACGTCGAGGTGACTGGCAGTATCGAACAGATTACGCAACTGCTGGACGCTCTCTTTCGGATATTCGTTTTCCGCGGCGATAAATATGCCTTGGATCGAAATTTCGTAGTCGCCCTGGCTCCATCGCTCCTTGACCGTTCCCGTTCCTTTGCCTTTGGCAGGAGTTCGTCGGATGATTTCGTTCTTGCCGCTGATCGACACCAGGGGTTCAAGCGGGAAAGTGAACCAGTTCAGAATCCCGTCAGTCGAACGCTTGAGCCGCAACGGCATGACGGATTTTATCGTTCCGACGGTTGTCATTTCCGACCGGATTTCGTCCGCATCGGCCGTCCGCACCCCGTCCGTGTCCCTGAGTAGGAAATACGGAGGCAGAGCTCCGAAGCCGCCGAGGGCCTGCGTCGTGCGGATGCGGAGCGGATCGCGCAAGCCATCCGATGAAACGATGACGTCAGGGGTCGCTTTCCCAATGTTGAAAAATACCTTGCCCATCCTATTGTGCCGTTGCGGCCATTTGCAATACCTGAATCAGTCTGTTCTCCAGATCGCGCTGCATGTCGTCGCGCGAACCCTCGTAGCCGCCCTCGAAAACCAGCTTATCGACCAGCGCCCCGAGTGAAATGTTGATCGTCGTGGATCGTTTGCCGCCCGTGGCGATGGCCGAAACGGCTCCCGCCCCGGCCGTACTGCCGGAGGTTCCGTTGCCTCTGCCCGGGGTATTCGCTGCCAGCTCGCCTCCCATGCCAGGCAGGGAGGGCGACGCGATCCCCAGCGAGGTTTTCAATTTCGCGGCGACGTCGCCCAGCGACCGTTCGGAATCCCACCGAAGGCGGATGCCGTCGAGCGACGCCCTGGCTTTGGCCGCATGGTCTGCGACCCGTTTCGCCCCTTCGATGATCGCCTGCTGGCGGTTCTCGATATCGGCGTTGATCCGGGCGATGGCGGCCTGGTTCTCGGCGCTGTCGCCCAGCCCCACGGCCTCCTTGAACTTGTACCATCCGAGTTTGATCTTGTCCAGGCCGATCATAAGGCCGTTTATCATCGTGCTGAAATAGAGCTTCACGCTCTCCACGAATCCCAGGAACGAATGTTTCATGAATCCAACCGTGCCGTCCCACAGCGTACCCCAGCCCTGCACCTTGTAGCAGACATAGCCGATTACGGCGATCAGTCCGATGACCGCGGCGATGATCCACGTCACGGGACACGCCAGCAGGGCAAGGTTCAACCCGTTCTGCGCTGCGGCCCATGCCCATTTCGCCGTGGTGACGATCCCCGCCCAGGCGGCCATCGCCTTGGACTGGAGCGTGACGAGGAACATGGACGTCGCCAGTATGCCGAGCGCTGTGCCCAATACCGCAACGACCGTCGCGTGCCGCTGCATGAACTCCGAGACCCATCCGATAGCTGCCCCCAAGGCGTCGATGCCTTTTCCAGCAAGTCCGACGATCCACTCCAGCGCGGTCATGGCGGGAATCACCAACGGCTCGATGATCCCGTAGAGGCGGAACAGCAGGTCGCCCGCCAGTCCGAGAAGCGTGGACCACTTGCCCGCGGCCGTCTGTCCCATCTTTTCGGTCATGCCGTGGAACTGGCCCCCGGCCTGCGTCGCCGAATAGAATGCTTGTGTCACCATCTCGGCCGAGATCTTGCCTTTCTCCATCTCCTCTTTCAACACGCCGATGGATTTTCCCGTCTTGCGGGAAATTTCCGACAGCGGATTGAATCCGGCATTGATCATCTGCAGCAGATCCTGCCCCATCAGCCGTCCCGACGCGGTCATCTGCGAGAAGGCCAGCGTCAATGAGTTCAATTTGTTCCGGTCACCCATTGCGATATCGCCCAGCGCCTTGATGTTGGGCATGATCCGATCCTGTGCAATGCCGAATGAAAGCATCATTTTCGCGGCATCCTGCAACTCGGCTGTCATGTAGGGTGTTACCATCCCGTATTGGCGAATCTCCTCCCGCAGCGCTTCCGATGCTTTCGTGTCACCGCGCAGCAGCACGTCGAAGGCGACCTGCACCTTTTCCCGTTCGAAACCTGTTTGCAGCGCCTTAAATCCCGCCATGCCCGCCATGACGATTGGATTGGTCAGCGTATTGGCGAACGGGATGCTGTTGAAGGCATCCGACAGCATAGTCTTGATCTTGCCGCCGTTCACCCGTTCGAGCTGGCGGATCTGTCGTTCGAGGGCCTTGACCTCGATGTTGGTACGACGTATGGCGTTGATGTTGCTGGCTGGAATCCACTCGCGCTCGGCACGTAGCGCATCGACACGCTCGCGGAGACTGCCCAGCGTGACACCGCATTTCTGCATGGTGTTGCTCGCACTGTTCACCCGCTGCTCGACCTTCGCCCAGACTTCCAACGCCCGGTTGTTGGTGATGTTGATCTTATTCAACTTCCCCGTGATCCGGTCGTTCAGAGAGAGCGTATATTCGACAACATTTGCCATTGTGTCCGTTTTTTCGTATCTTCGCTGCGTATGGTAGCAGGACTTATAGGTATTTGGTTCGTCGTCGCCGTGGTTTTCTATGTGTTGAAGGCTGCGCGGGCCGTGCTGCCGTGTATCCCGAAAGCGCTCGGCGTGTTGCTCTGCCTGCCTGCGATGCCCTTTGCCGTAGCGTATAAAAACCGTGAAACGCATCCGTGGCAGGCGCGGTGCATCGTCATCGGCTGGTCGCTGCTCTACCTGCTGCTCGCCTTCATTCTCTATATGGAAAATTAGAAAAGGTCCGGATCGCGGGGTTCTTTCCCCCGTACGTGACAACGGCGCGACTTGCGGAAAGTGACCCGCGGACGATGCCGGCGCGGCCCTCGGTGTTGTCCTTCGCACGGAAGTAAATCTCCCGACAGTCCGAACCTTGTGATTCCGGGCCTGCTATTTCTGCCGTGCGGCTTCCGCCTCCTGCTTGCGTATCCACTTCAGTTCGTTCACACGCATGGCCCATTCCCAGTCGGTGAGGCTATCGGGGTCGATATGGAGGTAATAGCGCAGCTGGGTATCCAGTTTCCGGACCCAGTCGCGGCCCTCCGCAGGATCGACCTCGGTAGCCTTTAAAGCTTTTCCAGCTCGGCCTCCGCGTAGGGTACGATCTTGTCGAGCACTCCCGACGCGCCCATGAACTTGTCATCGTCGCGGCGGATTGCCTCGCTACCGCCCAGCCAGCACCCGCGCAGCAGGGTTTCGTTGAACTTCAGCGGATCGTTCTTGCCTGCCGTCGTTGCGAACGAGAGTTCGCGGCGCGTGGGTTTGCGCAGGTAGCACACGTGGCCGTTTACCTTGATGGCGAATACCTCGCCGTGCTGTTCTTTCCAAGCGTTGATTTGGTCGGCTGTAACTTCGCCGATAAGGGTTTGTTTGTTCTCCATTTCGATTTTTTCGTTGTTTTGCCCGGCCGGAGCCGGATCGTTGTTCGTCTTCGTCTACTCTCTCCGTAAGAAGAGGAAAGGCAGCTTGAGGTCCTGGAACTTATCGCCCTGGTTGGTTTCGCGCGGATCCTCCGTGAACTGTACGCCTCGTAGCTTGTGGATCGTCGGGAGGTCGCCCTTCTCCGGGTCGCCGTAGGAAACCACTATGTCGAGCTGAATGTCGAGCAACGAGCCGCCCGATGCAATCTCCAGCGCCTCGACTTCGGATTGCGTGAGTCCGATTTCGCCGTCGTTCGAGATATTCCCGCTCTGAATAGCCAGCGCTTTGTTCCCTTTGCCATAAAGCGCCTCTTTCTCCTTCTTGGTCGTGTACTTGATCGAGCGGAAGCCCATCACGTCACGGCCGCCCATGTAGGCGGTGATATCCTCCCAGCCGTATTCTTTGCCATTGATCATTGTCCTGTCATTTTATGCGGTTTTGAACCCAAGCTCCACGTCGATATACTTTGCATATCCGTTGGGCTTGACGCGCAGCCCGATCTTTACCTGCGAAGTGGCCAGAATGTTCTGGTCGTAGTCGATCTTGCACTCCACGCCCGTATCGGACGAATCCGACGGATCGTTGCCCAAGTTGCCCTGTGCGGTCATCTGCGTCTCGATGGCCTGCTCGACGTCGGCTTCGACGGTCGAGCACCAGGCGGGAACCAGAGTGCCGGACTTCGAGACCGGAACCTCGTCGTTGAGCCACTCGACCAGCTGCGCGTAGGCGATGCGGTACGCCTTGTCGATGACGCGGCGGTTGGTCAGCGCGCGGTAGTCGTCCTCGGGCGTCGTGGCCAGGTTGTCGTCGGTGATGAAATACCCGGCCTTGCCGACGAACGTGCGGAAGGTGATATACCCCTTGTCGTTGATCGTCTCCAGGTCGGCCAGTTCAGCGGGCTCGGCCCCCACGTAGAAGGTCAGCGGCTGGAGCGCACCGTCGCGCACGCGGCTGATTTTCCGCTGGACGGCCGAGGCGGCGATGCGCCCGGCGACGACACCCATCGCGGCGTTCTTCGACGAGGCCGCGGTGTCGCCGAGCACCACGCCCGC